ACTTTGATATTGTTCAATTATAAAATCTTTATGATCTTCTATTTTTAATGATACATCAGCTCTAACTCCACGTACATTGATATTATTTTTATATAAAAATGCTACTACAGCCGTCTCTGAAAAATCTATTTCCCTCCCTATCCTAGTACAGCCTAAACCATCTTGATACATTTTTAAAATTTTATCTTTGTAATCATTTATATCTCGATTATTTATTTTCCTCTTAGGGGCCAAACCAATTTTTTTTCTATATCTAGATGCTGATGACTTATCTATACCTAGTTCCTCGGCTATTTCTCCAATTTTTTTACCTTCTTTATATAATCGAATAAAGTCTTCTTTCATATTATCAATTTTAACAGCCTTGTTTATCTTAATACCACAATAATCTTTCAAAAATCTATATACCGTAGAAGATCCACATCCCATCTCTTTTGCCAGCGTATGTGTTCCTATACCAGATTGATACTGTTCAACTAAATACTTTTTATGGGTCATTAATTTGTCCATCGAATCACTCATAATTGTTCTCCTGTTTTTGTGTAGTTATATAAGCTCTATAGTAGTATAACATCAAATAATGAATAAGTCAATGGAACCTAAAATATTCTACAACCTAATTCTAAGCAAGTTTATGATTTCGTTTCAGTATGTATAAAAAATAGGGGCTATTTTCATAACCCCTTGATACGTAAGGACTTAGTTAGTACGACAGACTAATTACGTCTCTTGCATCCACAATACTCCAGCCCATGTCAGCCGATCCATACCATCCTAATTTATGTGACCTGTCTAGCCAAGGATCAGCACTAATCTCAATCTCTTGACGAATAGGCATGATAAAGCTACCACGACTTAAGTCAAGACCGATTGCTAACTCGGTATCAGCACCCTGAATTTGAGCACCTAGATTACTGGTCCAGAATGATTGATATTGCTGACCAACACCAAACTCATCTAAATCTAGAAGATTAACACCGAATACACGACTTACCGTATCTGATTTGTCACCAGCTACATAAATCTCTCTACGAGTTACTTCATCAACTTGATCTAGACCCCAGTTTCGAATATCTTCCAAACCCTCCGGTGAGAAAGCGATATGAGTTAAAGATCGACGATTTAGTGAATTGGAGTTACCGCCACCGTTTCGACGCATAACAATCTTGGCTAGAGAAACTAATCTCTTGGTAAACTGACCAGCCGAAGCATCAGCATCATAAACTAGAATGTTACGATCAGCCGCACCGCTAAGTACAACATGCCAACCGTCGTCATTCATTTTCTTGACGAACGAAGCTTGTAGTACCTGCATAGCACGACCTAGAACATCCCAGTTTGCTTCACGGGCGTATTTCTTTAGTAAGTCAATGGCTGATTCAATCATGAATGTAGGAATCATGATACGATCACCTTCGACTTGACGTTCAGCGATACGGCCATTACCGGGGCTAGTATAAGCAACGTGCTCGTCTTCGTCACCCGGAGCTAGCAAATCTAGCGGATATTCAACCGTTCCACCGGGGCCCAGCGGAATAGGTGTGAAAATATTAGAGAAGATATCTCCAGAGAGAATAGCATCTCGTAACGGACCTTGTAGAGCGGTTGCCAATTCTTGCTGAGCACGAAAAGCAACTACTCGATTTTTATCACCAGCATCTCTAATTAGCTGGAGTACTGTTTCATTGGGACGCTTTTTAAACATTCTTGATACTCCTGTTTATAGGTCGACGAGGACTTTTGCAAATCCGTTTTCGTCTTTGGTTGAAAGAAACTTGCCAACTAATGGAGATACAGTCGTTCCACCAACTTGTGTGGGTTGTAGTAATCCAGAGTTTGAAAGATACGCATAATTACCAGCACTAATAGTACCGGCTTCCAGCATGTCAGTAGTTACTTCACCTTTAATAACAAGAGTAACTTTACCACCTAACTGAACTTCAGTACGATGATAATTTTGTGCTGTGTCTGTTAAATCCTTATTTACGACATCTTCTAATAGAAGACCAATAGGTGTTGCACCTGAAGGAGTAGCATCATAAGTCACAACTGCATTCGACTGATCCTGGGCAATACCAGAACCTGCTGTTGAAACACAAACTACGCCACCACGTTCAGCAACTTCGTTCATGAAGAAACTGTTATTATCATGAATAATTCTACGAGCGGGTTTTAGAGCCATCTTATTTCTCTCCCTTTACACTAAATAATTCGCCAAACCACTGTGCAGCAGCGGATGACCGTTCTTTGGTGTCATCAGACTCAGAAACATTTAGGGCCGCACCCTCGACAGCTTCTAGATCATTTAAAAGGTCTTCATCACTTAACTCGTTAGCTTTGGATTCTTTTTTCTTCTTCTCGTCTTCCATTTTCTTTTTCTGCTCAGGTGTCATTTCTGCACTCTTAGCAGGGAAGGAATCAACGAGAGCTTCAAAAGATTCTTTAGTCATATTGGCACATTTTTCAACTAGATTGATGGCTTTAGCCGAATCAATTTCTCTAGTTTCAAATAGTTTAATACGATCAGCCTTGGTTTTTTCTTGCTCTACTTTATCAATCTGAGCCTGTTTTTCTGCTAGGCTAGATTCTAGCTCAGCAATTTTCTTAGTGAGATTATCAGCAGACTCAGTCTTAGCAACCGAAACATCTTCAGCTAAAGATAGCTTATCTGATAACTCTTTGATTTGTTTTTCCGCACCAGACTTAAACTTATTTAGTTCATCAATCTGATTTTTGTAATCTTGAACTTCTTTTGCTACGGCTTTATCGGCAAACTCTTTAGCAGCCTTTTCAGCAATAGCAAGCTTCGCTTCGAGATCACGATATTGTTCTTCTGTAAAAGACATACTAGACTCCCTATGTGCTACAACTTGGAAAATTGTTTCTTGATCAGAAACATTACTAAAATTAAATATAACGCTTCGTTTATTGGCTGGATTATCAACTAATCCCTTACCACTAAAAGTAAAGTCTCTTAATAGACGACCCACTTTGTATCCTTCATATTGGCCCTTACCACCATAAACCCGTAAATGCTTAGTAAGAAAACTAGTTTGATCATTTCTTGCTATAGACTTAAAATTACCTTCTGGTGTAATAAGTGCATAATCAAAATTACTAAACAAACATTCCATTGAAACAAACCATTTACTATCAACTATTTCGGCAATGATTTTATTTATTCTATCTTGAAGTTCAGAATCTTCCCATCTCTTATAAATGACCGATCCTACAACAATATCAAACTTTTCTGGAATATCATTTAAATCAGCTATAATTTTATTATCAGCTACTATCTTACTAGAAGTAATATGACCAATGATATCTTTTTCATTATGCATGAAATTAAATTGTTTATCAATTGGTGTATCTTTAGCTTTAATTATCTCTTGTGCGTCAAAGACGTCATCATTATCATTCCACCCAACGGACGCTAATACTGCTTCAATATAAAATAGATCCTGTTGATTTGGATTTGCTGAAGCTAATAACTTAATTAATTCTTGGTCGGTAACAGATCCAGGATAAGCCGAACAAGCCATTGTTATAGCATTAGCTTTAATTTGGTCTTCAAGACCATCTATTTTTTCTTGTTTAAATATTTTCATTTCTAATAAGATTATACACAAAAACCATTTAAGAAGCTTCTTTTATGGAAATTTAAGATAAGAATTTCTCTATAATAAAAGTATTTATATATAATTGACGAACCTCGTCTACCGTTGGTTTTCTATTGTTTTTTAATACAAACGCACGACTTAGATACCCAAATGTCTTCTTTGCTTCTTCGGTAACAGTATTATTTTTCATATTTTCATAAATCTGTTCATTAGTAATATCATCATACATTTCAAAACCAAATAACGCAGAAAATTTAATATATTCTGATTGAGCAGACTCTTCATTAGTTAATTGTCTAAAATTTTTCTTACCAAAAGATTTAAGTAAAGCAGAAGAAATCCTATTACATATATCTTTATAAGTTTCTCCGGCCCAAGTATAAGCATTAGATAGTTCTGAATGATCAGATTTAGCTGTTTGTGGCTTGCCTATCGGTTTTGGTTTTCGTTTTTGTGTTTCAACAACATTATTTGGTCTACCAGGAGTACCAGTAACCGGAACAGGAGGTTTAACATCAAAATTAAGTCCTAAGTTAATAGGGTCTATTCTACCTTGTAAAAGTAATTGTTCTTTAAGTTTAGCAGCCCATAATGGATTATGGAATGGACTAGCTTTTTCAGGTACACTCTTACCACGTTTACGAGATTCTCGACTAATACGTAGTTTTTCGATATCCGGTAACATATCAAATCTTTCCATAAGGGATTCTGAAGAAATTAAATCTCTATCAGCTAAATTAATTAATAATTGTAATTCTGTGGACTCATCAGACATAATTAGTCTAGAGAATGAAACTTGTGCTGGTGCATCAAATCCCATGGCGGTTTGAACTATTTTGATCTGTTCATCCCAGAATTCTCTAAGAACACTTTGTCCATATTGTAATCGTTTGATTAAAGTTTTAAGTGCGATAAAGCTAGCACTACCGCCAGAACTACCTTTGGAGCCACTCCTCAATGTGGGGGGTACACCAAGTCCATCATAAATAGCATTTAAAGTAGATTCATATTTAGCACTGCCTAACCATTTATAAACTTGACTATTGGACTCTTTGAAATCTAATTCTGGACCCCAAACTAAATCTATAGTTCCGCCGCCAACATTATTATGTAAGATATTTCGTAGTTTATTAATTACAGAACGAGATGGAATTAAACTATTTGCGGGATTATTTGTATCTATAAACCCTAATCTCCAAAGTCTAATATTGGAAATGGCACCATCTAAAGCGGCCAAATCGGCAAGTCTCATTTTCTCATAAGCTACCAAATCATCAAAGATAGCATATGTCATTGGTTCTGCCCAAGGTTGCCAGTCATCTTTTTTATAATGGTATGCTCTAAGTTTATCTTCTGGAAATATATACTCTGACTTTCCTGATTTTAAGGCAGAAAGAATATCTTCAGGTATTGAGAAATCCGGATCTATTCTCTGCATTTTAGATATACTAGTTTTCAATCCAGCAGAAAGTTTTAGGGCATATCTAGGTTTCCCAACAAAATATGCTGCTTCTTCACCTATTAATCTAACAGACATAGGATTAATAAAATTATAACTTATTGGTATTTCACGCTTTAGAGTTTTAATATCTGTAAAATCGGCGTGTGCCCTTTTCCATTCTTTTTCCTTTTTAGCTGGTAATTTACCTAAAGTAGGAGATACCAAAACAATACCGCATCTATAGAAAAGGTTGAGCCATCTTTCAGAACGATCAACCCCTCTTACCTTTTGAAACCATTTGTTGTAAAACCTTTGCACACTTGGGTTTGGATGTTCTAATTTAATACCCTGACATCCAAAATCAGCCATTAAGTCTATCACATTTCTTACTATACCAACTCTACTATAAGCCTTCATACAAAGCTTAATTATATCCTGTGGCTTATTAGGTGTAGCCGATCCAGACCTATAATAATCATAATCAGATCTAAGAAATTCACTACGAATAGAAACGTTTGTATCTACATCTAGAAACTGACGATCTGATCTAGATATACTAACTCCCTCTACATCATCAATATAATCACCATAGTCTGATCGTTCTGCCCAAGTAGAATAGTATTTATTTTTTTTAGTCATGGTTTTTACCTGTATAAAAGTTAATCGGATTACATTTAGATTATACAGTTAATCATATAAATTCTTGTATTTGCTCGTTAAATAGTCTGGTCCTATAAAATCTGGCCCACCGTCTTTATCTTTCATCTTAACAGCAAATCCTCCAAGAGTAGCCTGTCTTTCTGGGGCTTTTAACCCCTCCATATTACGGGCTGTATTATTGGCCATAAGTAGGGCACTATATCGGTCTTTTCTCATTCTTCTCTTTTGTACACCTGATACCTTGGTTTCTGGGGTATCCCATCTTTCTCGTCCAGTGGCCGTTTTGACAATAATTATACTAGCCAACTCATTCTTAAGTTCTTCTAATTCAACTACACAATCTTCCATAGTATCATATCGTCTGGCACTTTGTTTATCTACTTCTTCAGCAAATCCTAACGAAAGAGAGTCGAACGCCGGAAAAAGTAATTGTTTATGCTCAAAATCTTTTCTCATGCCGTGGTTAGCTTCGCTGGTCCAATCTGCACTGGCAAAATTAATCATCTCTACTATATGAAGCCCTGGCATAGCATCAGACTCTTTAAATTTTTTAGGGTCTATAACTTCATAAATTGGTTTTTCTCCGTCTCTAGTCCTAGATAAAGCCTCTATAACACCAATACCACCACCTTGTGAATCAAGAGCAATTCGTTCAATATTAAATGTAGACATTAATTCACGTATTTTTAATGAACAATAATAGTAGAAATCATTATCTTCAATTAATCCATCTTTAACACGTTGTTTTTGTTCTTTTCTATTAATAGTCCAACAATATACAATTTTTCTATGACTCTTACTAATCTCTAAAAGAACCATAGCAAAGTTATCTTGTTCAGAAGCCGGGTCTACTCCTAATACATACCTTTTTCCTGCTTCTCCATTAAGGGATGGATAATAAATTAGTTCACGTCCATCAACTTTTATATTACTATGCTTACCACATACACAAGATTCTATAAGACTACGTTTATAAAATCCAGAAGAATCAGAGCTAAAAACCGCTGAGTATTCACAATCATAGTTACCAGAATGCAACGATGCTTTAGCACGAGCAATTTGGGCTTTGTCCATAAAACCATCGGGAATAAGATCAACTGGTACACGAATTACACAAAAATCTTCTGGTTTAAGATCTTCATTAATTTTATCTTCATCATCAATAATTTTTTTAACATTAGAAGATTCAATAATTTCACACCATTTTTTCCAATATTCGTAGAAATGATTAAATTGATAATATGCTGTACCAGATAAAATCATTTGGTTTTCTGGAATAAAACTATTTTTATATTCAGATAAATCTAATCCCATACTTTCAGCCATTTGCTTCTCTGCGGCCTGTTTCATTTTAGCAACCGGATCAGAACTTACGGCAACGAAACCAGATAACACTGTTTCAAATACATCTCTATCATGTGCAGCAAATTCTTCTACGCACAAGTCATTAGCACGAAGTCCACGAATAGATGAACCATCTCCAATAGGTACACACATAATTTGACTATTACCAATCCAAAATCTGTGCATATCATTTCCTTTACTTAAATAACCAGCTATGATCATAAGGGCCCGGGCCCCCTTGCGTTTAGGATTGGCAGGAGGTGGTACAGATTTGAAAATATATTTCGAGCAATACGGTGGGGCCGTTTTAAATGCGACGATCAGTTTGTTTGCCAATACCTGCATTGAACCGAGAGACGATAATAAAATAGTCCTCAATTCCATTGACCTGGGAGTGAGTGAACAGTATAATTCGGATATTTCCCTGCCCTATAATGGTAAATTAGTCCTTCTCAAAGAAGTTTATAACCGCATTGTCC